CAGTGCCCTGTTGTATTCAGTTGTATCTCGGTTGTAGGTGCGGGCCGACGGAAATCCTTCAATCTCGCCTTCACCGATCAGGTCGATGATCCTGGCTATCTGTGTTGAGTCGAGATCATCTGGCGCGACATTTGCCGACCCAGCACCACCGCCGCCGCCTTTGCCGCCACCACCGCCACCGCCGCCAGCAATCAGGTCAGTCATCAATCAACCACCTCAACTTTGTCACTGGTTAAGCCAGCCGAGATGACCACGCTGCCCACCAGCACCTCGCCGTAGATGATCGGTACAGGCACCCCCGAGCGCGATACGTTCTGGATGCCAGAGAAGCTGTACGACTTCTTCGGGTCGCTGTCAGAGTCTGTGCCAACCTGTAGCTGCGGGACTGGTGATAGCAGTTGTGACACACCGCTCAAGATCAATGCGCCGCCAAATAAACCAACCTGGGTGACAGTTGCACCGGCAAGACCAAGACCAAGGCCTGGGATAAAGATTGCTGCCGCAACCAACGCAATGCCCGCCAAGATCTGACCAAAGCCATCACCAGCGCCAGCCATTACAGGCACAATGCGGATCACATCAGCGCTGCCGATAGGCATGTGCAACTGCTGCGGATCATCGCCAATCGCAAGCTGAATCCTGCCTGCGCTCACCTTGTATTCACGCTCAGCCATGTGCGCCTGCAGGCCAGGAAAGTTGGCCACCAGAAACCGCACAGCCTCTGCCGGTGTGCTTACCGCTGCCCTGAAGCTGCGCTGCCCTAGGAACTTCGCCAGGCTGCCGTAGACCTTTATCAATCGCATCACAGGCACCTGCTTGAGTGCCGGAGCGCACGCCCGGTGTTCTTCAGATAATAGCTGCCGAGCAAGTCGCGTGAACTAAGCCGCCCGCGAATGTGATGCAGGATCATCTGATCGCCAACGTAGACCGCAACGTGGTTCAGGCCCCTTGCGCCATCGAGTGACATCAGCAGCGCATCACCAACCTGCAGCCGCTCAACATCCACCTCAACGAACCCGGCCTCGCCCCAGCAGCGATCGAACATGGGGTCTTCGTTGAACTGCTGCATCACCTCCGGCCGCTCCCAATCTGGGAGGTGCAATGCAAACTGTTCGGCGTACCAGTCACGCACCAACGTCCAGCAATCGCTCACGCCCCACACCCACTGCCGCCCGATCAGCGGCGCCTTGAACCCGCTCGGCTCGCAGGTTTCCCATTGCAGCGTGCCAGGGTTGACGATATGCCACGGCAGACCGCTGCGCTCGCAGGCCATCCGGTCGGCATCGCTTGGTGTTGCAGGTGTGCGCGGATGGCTGTGAACCACACCGACCACTTCTCCTGCATCCTCGGCTTCGGCGTAGTCTTCAGGGCTGAGCACAAAGAAATCCTGTGGCGTCTGCGCCAAGTTGCGGCAGGGCCAGTACCGCTTACGCCCTTTGACCACCACCAGCAAGCCACACGCCTCTTTCGGCGCCTCCGCCAGCGCGTGCTCAACCGCAGCCTCCTGCCACTTCATCATCCGTAGAACCCTCCAACGCCCGGGAACCCACCGAACGGTAGCTGTGCATTCTCGCCAAATCTTTTGCGGCAACTGCTTAGCCGCTTACCGCAGACATCATTCAACGCGTCAACGGTGCCGGTGATAATCCGTGGCTCAATGGCGGTGCTGTAACCAGAAGCCCATAGCGGGGTCGTAGTGCCGCCGTGATACAGCACTAGGTTGGCGTCGTTCTGCTGCGTCAGGTAGTTGGTTGAATAGCCGCTAGCAGTCCGCAGGTAATAGACCGCTGCAACGCTGGTGAAGGTGCCCAAGGTGCCGGGGTTGACGACAGGGTCACCGTTGCGCCATGGGTTGTTGCTGCTGACAGTCGCCTGCGCGTTGAAGTATTCATTCACCCGCCACATGCCCGTCGATGCGCTGACGGTTGCCTTGGCCATGGGCTTCAGGTTGGGATCGCCATAGTCATCGTTGATGGTTGGTGCGCCCTGCGTCCATGCATAGTTGACGGTCCGGCCTAACGCAGTGAAAGCGTCCTTGTAGTTTTGCGGCAGCTCATAAGATGTGGCCGTGTAGCTCAACGTAATGGTCTTGGTGCCAACGGTGAACAGCTTCGTCGCCGTGCGCGACTGCCCTGCATAGGTGTCAGCGCTGCCGAGCACTTCATGGAAAAACGCGCCTGCACGGCCGGTGTTGACCGTGCTCTCAAGTCGCCAGTCCATGTGTCTGACAGCCGTCGGCGTACCTAGCAGCGCCGTATTCGTGGCCCAGATGACCGAGCCATTGCTGCGCAGCAGGACCAGGTTGCCATCGGTCTGCATCACAAGGCGGTAAGCATCAGAGCCGACCGTATTGAGTGCCCACCGTGCATTAGCGCTCGGGTTGTCCTTGGCATAAGTGACCAGGTTCGAATCAGCCTGCAGCGTGGTCCTGAACCAAGCATTTGCAGATGTAAGCGATTGACCCACGAACAAACTGCTGCCAGCGCTCAAGGTTGCAGTGCCAGCCGCGAAGTTGGTCGCAGGGCTTGTCGCCAGTGCGTTGTCGTTCTCGTCGAAGTAGTTAGTCCCGGTGTAGCCGCACTCAGAACCGCGATACTCCCACGGGCAGGCAGTGGCCAGCGCAATGCGTTTCGGGGCACGCACACCAGCTAGGTCAAACGCAGCCGTCAGCTCGAACTCAACGAAGTCACGCGTCTCGGTGACCTTACGATCAACGTAATAAACCTCACGCGGCATCTCAGCGGTTGGGTCTGGTGTGCCGTATGGATTGGCGCCACCCTCAAAGTTATTGGCATCAAGGAACCGGCTCAGCGTGCGGATCCGCGTAAACTTCGCCCCGGTCAGGTCGTTGCCCACTGTGTAGGCGTTGACATCCAGCAGGATCAACGAGATCGACCCGAACAGGTTGGAGACCCTGACCTTCGGTCGTGGCAGTTGCCCGTTGCCGCTGTACTCAAACCCGCCCACCTCGATCGGGAAGGCCATGTAATTATTGCCGCCCCAATAGACATCGCCTTTGGTCAGCGTGCCATTGACACCATTGTGAAACCGATAGACCGTGTTGCTGCCGTGGATCTTCTGGACCAGCTCAAGCTCAAACAGCTCGATGATCGCCGCAGGGTTTGAACTGATTAGCTCCCGGAATAGTTCGCCGCTCATGGTTCAAACACTTGAGTGAATGTTGCGGTGATGATGTTGATATTTGTGTACTGAAGCTCGCGACTCCAGGTCAAGCACACATATTTACCAGCAGCCCCACCAGCGGGCGGTGTCCAGTCAAACGAGCCGCCATCATTTGCGCGTGCATCAAAAAATGCCTCAATCGCATCAGCATCAGCATTGCTCTTTGCTGTCCAGGTCAGATCCCACACCTTCGGGTTTTGATTCAACCCATAACGCAAGCGCTGTTCGTATCCGTCACCAAACTTGACGGTGCGAATCTTGGGTTCGCTTTTTTTGATCAGGCTGAAATCAGGCGTTGTGCCGCCGCTGCTTGTGCCAACTGTTGCGTCGTTAAAAGTGGCCATTATGCGAGCAGGCCTCCAGGACGCTTTTGCCTGATCAATTCTTGCTGCACTGCGGCACCCACAACACGACCCAAGGCGTTTGCATCACTATTGTCGCCTTGGACTTTAGAGCCGGTAGCGTCAACGTTCACGACAACAGTTGCATTCCCGCCGCCCCTCATCGTAACTGGGATTGAACGTCCGTCAGGTAGCGGCACATACGCCTCAGAGCGTGCACCTTCTCCGAACACGGCAAGCTGAGGTGAGTTGGCAATACCACCATTGGCGTACTTCTTGAGCTGCATCGGCCCATAAGGAGTCATGATGCCGCCCATCGCAAAGCCAGTGAAGAAATTGGATCCACCAGTTGGCAAAGAACCCAGTCCAAAATTAGCCGCAGATGGCATGCCGGAAACATTCACTAGACCTTTAGTTCCTAAGAATCCATCTTTGAAAAGACCGCCGCCGAACCCAAGTGCTTGCATAATCGATTTGAGCACTAATTGTTGAATAATCATCCTGGCTGTATCGGCCAAGATTGACGCTGCAAATTGCCTGAAGTTCAAAGTGCCAGTTGTTGCAAGTTGGACCATTGAGTCCTCGACGCCTTTAAATCCTTTTTCTGCCAAAGAGGTGAGCGCTTCATCAACGCGGCCAATGCCATTTAAATAATTCTGAACTCCAGCATCAAAAGCTGTTGTTTCTGTAAAGCCAAACTGTGCCTTTGACAAAGCTTCTTCAAAGCTAAGTTGACCCAGCGCTTCGTTTCGCTGTCGCTCCGCCCTAGCACCTAAGGCTCTCAAATACTGCTGGGCAAGACCGCTTCTATCTGCATTGACTAATCCCTCAAACATTACACGACCGCCAGTTAGCTGACGCAATTCTTTAATTGTTTTATTGAGATCCTTTCCCTTGTCATTGATTTCATTTAATGCCTCGAGAAATTTGCGCTCAATTGCTTGTTCCGCTGTTTCCCCAATCCCAGCCGTCTCTAGATTTACGTCACGAATCATGCGACGTAATTTCTCTGCAAGATCTGCGCCGCGTTCAAGTCCGCGATTGTAATCACGAAGAATTTTTTCTTGCTCTCGATCGGCTTTGCTTTTCCTTTCTTTTGCTGTTTCTGGAGAAATGCCAGGAAGCCTTGATGGGGGTTCAGCTTGACCAGCACTGACTGCAGCCTCAGCAGCCTTCAAGGCATCACGTTCCGCTGTCAATTGAATGCGACGTGCTTCTAAGTTTTTGATCAGACGCTCTTGGAAGCCACGACCTTCACCGGAGTCACGCAAGCGATAGTATCCAGCCAACTGTTGATCAAGGATTGTTATTTTGCTATTGAGTTCAGTGATTTGTTGTGCACGATCTTTGCCGAGGCCGAGAAATTGATTTAATTTTTTCGTGGCCGCATCAATAGCATTAACAATAGCGGCAAAAATTGTTTGAAAAAATGCGCCGATAGGCTTCAGTAATGTGCCGACACTTTGTTGCAATCGAGCCAATGATGTTTTAAGGCGATCACCGGCTGCGTCAGGTCCATCAGCAATAATTTTTGCATTTTCACCATATGTGGCAAATAACTTTTCAGTAAACTTTTGGAAATCGAGAAGGCTTACCTGACCTTTTTCAAGTGCTTTATCAAGCTCCTGAGGTGTCATGCCGATTGATTCAGCAAACAAACTAAAAGCACCAGGCAGCCGCTCACCAATCTGTTGCCTTAATTCTTCAGCGCTAACCTTGCCTTTGCTGAATACCTGAGAGGTTGCCGTCAATGCAGAGTCAAGCTGCTCGAGGCTTCCGCCAGTACCTCTAATACCGGAGGCGATACCAATGAATGCTTTCTCCGCATCACGAACATTACCACCAGCACCTTTAACAGATGCCGTCAACTGAGTAAATTGACGAGTCAGGATGTCCTGCGGGATCGCAAGGCTTCGGCTTGTTTTATCAATGAATCCAAGAGCGCGTTGGTATTCGCCTGCATTTTTTGTGACAAGTCTTAAGGCTTGTTGTTGTTTTGACAGGTCAGCGGCATACGTTGCAGTGGCTCCTAATCCTTGACGTATCTGTCCAACCTGTGCACCAATTGCCCCACCAACGATTGAGCCGGGGACGCCACCAACAATTCCACCAATAGCCGCACCAGCACCGCCCTCAAGGCCTCCAAAGACACCAGCACCGGCAATTGTGCCCGCAATCTGCGCAGCGCCTGCAAGACGTCCACGGCCACCAGGCTGCACTTTCCTCAGTTGCGCATCAAGTTTTGCCGCTTCAGCAGTGGCTTGCTTGAATTCAGTACTACCAAGCTGAACGCTGTTCGCAATCTCGCGCCATGCATTTGCATAACCTTTTAGGTTGTTAATGCTATTTGTGGAGTTTTGTTGTATCTTGCGCAGCTCGTTTGATGCTTCCCTGAAGTTGATATTTGTTGCAGCCGTCTGTTGCGCCAGGTTTTTCAGGGTGCCCTGAAGCCTCGTGAGCTGCTCACCGCCCTGCTCCTTGATGCGTACCAGCAGTTCAGTAACCTGGCTCATTTCTTCCTCTTGTTCAAGACGGACAGGGCAGCCATCTCCATTACCTGCACGCCTTCAAACATGGCCACAGGATCCTTGACTGCATACAGCTTACATAGCCATTCCAAACTCTGGTAGTTCAATCCCGTCAATCCGGCCATGCTCGTGTGCCATTGCGTTGACAGACGAATAAACATATTCAGCACATCCCAATTCTCCTCCCACACCTCGCAATCTTTCTCAACACTCTCCAACCTTAAGGCGGCAAGCTGTTCCTCGCTAGCACCAAGAGCCTTCAGGTCGGTTTCACGTTCATCAACAACGCCGCCTTTCGCCCAATACTCAGCGGCAACTTTTAGTTTTTTGCTGGCGCTCCAGTCACGCTGTCGGCATACGCTTGAATCAACGCACGCATCACATAGGGATCGTCGCAGATCTCTTTCTTGGCCTTCTGCGTGAATGCAATGTCCTTGCCTTCTTCATCCTTGACACCGTCCCAACCTTCAAGGATCCCATCAACCAAGACATCATCGCCTTTGTCAATCAGATCATTGAAGGCAGAACGACTCATCTTCTTGAAGACTGCATCGAACGTTTGCTTTTCAAATTTGCCACCATCGACAGGGACTTCCACTGTCACAGGCCATTTGTACGAAGCAGTCTTCTTAAGAATGAAAGCCATAAGGATCAGGTGAAGACAAGTGACATTTCATTGTTGCCAGCCGTGGTAGGCAGGGCAAGGTACGGCATCGACAAAGCGATAACGCCGTTCGTGTCAGCGTAGCTGCAACCAGTGATGTCTGTCTGTGCTGCGTTAACAGTGACAATGTTTCCAGCAGTACTCCCCAACACGATGCTGGTGCTATCAGTAGCAGAGGCAACTGCCTTGGCAAAGAAGTCAGTGGTACCAACTGCAGGAGCCTCAATCACAGCAGTGCCGCCCGGAGCGCGGTTGGTGATCAGCACTTCCTTGTTGGAAGCAGTCTCCTTGTACAGCAGCTCGTTGTTCAATGCCAGATCGAACGACTCAATGCGTGAGCTGGTCACACCGTGGAAGGTGGCAGTTGTCACGTTGGTGTCATTCACTTCGATCGCAGCAGCCTGATTCGCCACAGTGAACGAACCCGACAGGGCAGTGTCATCAGGTGCGTTGTAGATACCAATGAAATTGAAACTTGCAACAGCGAACTGACCAGCAGTCATGTTGAAGCTGACAGTGCCTCGAGCACCAGTGATCTTGTGACGAGTGCCGTCGTAGAAGCAGTAGATCGTTGCTGAACTAAAGCTGCTCGAAACCGGTGCGTAAGTCACCGAAGTGGACGAAACAATCGCCTCACTCAACCCGCAAGACTTCAGCAGTGGACCAAACGCAGGCGCGGTACCAGCAGTCCCCGAACCAGCAAGCTCAATGTCAAAAGTGACGCTGACACGCTTGTTCGCAACCAATGTGCCGCGAGTGCTGTTGCCCAAGAAGCCTTGATACGCAGCAGCTTGAACATTGTCAGATTCAATTGGAGTCACCTCAAGGTTGGTGACCTGAACCGCGTCAGAACCGCCGACAGGACTTGGATCGGTCCCGTAAGTGGACTCAATCTTTGCGATCAGAAACTTCTTCCGTGTCAGTGCCATCGGTGGTAGGAGCGGCGGTTTCTGTGATCAGTGTAAGCTTTCCCGTCTTGGGGTCAAACAAATAGCTGCCGCCCACTCCGGGATTGGGAACTTCCCTTTCAATCTTAGCCATAATGTCAGGCGCTAGTTAATGAAGTCCTGCTTGTACGATAACGGACGATGAAGTCCTGACTGATAATACCTAGCGGCACATCAGCTTCATACAGGTTGAAGTCAGTTCGATCAGGTGTCAAGTCAAGGGCGTAGCCGTTCACCGTCTGATCAGCCATCAACTTGGCATGTACTTGCTGGGTGTAGGTATCCGACTCATCGTCAGGCACTGCGGCACGTACTAAAGTCGTGATCCTGACCCGCATTGACCAGTCCAGCTTGTCGTAGAAATTTGTATCAATAGGTTGATCGTTGACAGGCTCGACAATGACAGCAGGTACCTCACCACGCGCCAAAGGCTCCACACGGCTCCTGTAGACCGTTGCACCTGTGATCGTGTCCAGATTGCTCTTGATGCGAGCCAAAATCAATTCGCGGCGCGTGTCAGCCATTAGGTGCAGGCCATAGTCGTAGTAATTGTTTCACCAGGATCAATTGCTGTCACGTTCAAACGAATGTAACGAGCCATGATCCCGTCATAGTGATCGCAAAATGTCCCAGCGCCTTTCGTCTTGGCATCAGCAAGGTCGTACCAGTTCGTTCCATCAAGGCTTCCCTGCTCCTTGAATGTCACGTTGCCGCCAGTTACGACATGCTGAAATGTAAACAGGGTGGCCTGTACTTCTACGGAGTCCGTTGCGCTCACCGTAGTGACAGTGCCAAACGAATGAATGTTGTCAGAAAGCTCACCACTGAGACCGATTACACGTGCCATCAGACTTTGCTCAACAACAACTCGGAAAATAAACCGTCATCAAGTGCTCGATTCTCCCTGACGGTATAGGAGACCGAATCAACAGTAATGGCAGTGCCACGGGCGGCAGTGCTGACGTCAGAAGTCTTCGCCAATAACGAGTACTCCCGACTCAAAGCCATGCCACCCGCAAGCACCTCCACAGGCGAATCAAGGATGCCGACAAAAGTTGAAGCGCCAAGAGTGCAGGAAACCCCGAACTCGTCAACGTTCAAAAATGCCAGCGTATCCTGGAAAGCCATCTGGATCAGTTGCCGTACTTCTTGCTGTAGACCAGCGAGACGCCGTACACGAACACAGGGTTGGTGCCAGCTTGAGTACCGACAGCACGCACATAACGGCGCACGTCGTTGCAGTTGATGCTGATCTTGGAGAAGGCAGCAGCAGCGTCGGTGACCTCGGTGAAGGTCTTGCCGGTGATGTCAGCCCATGCCGAGTTGTCAGCCGAATCCTGAAGCTTGACGTTCAGGGTAGGAGTGGTGCCGCTACCAGCTTCGCAATCCAAGATAACGATCGCTTCGCCTTCAGCATCGTTCGACCCTTGCAGGTCAAAACCAGTGCCGGTGGCGGTAGCAGTGCGGGAATCAGCGGCCAGCAGGCTCGCGATGTAGGTCTTCGACCCCAGGTTGTGGATCATTGGTCTTTCTCCGTTTGGGAGTGGGTTTGCTTGGAACAGGGATTGGCTGCTCGTCAGCCGTAATAACTTCCTCGACGATGGGAGCGGGAATGGCCTTCTGGATGCCGATCAACAGCAAAGCTGATTTGTGATCAGTTTCAACGAAATCACCAGCCTTCACCTCTTTGAGATCAACGATGGTGTTTCGCAACATCTGAATGCGCATTACCCGCTCCACAATCATCAGGACAGCTTGCAGATCGACTCAGGGTGGCGGATAGCCACGTCGTAGTCCTGCATGGCCACCACACGGACCGTGCCAGAAGCAGAGCCGGTGTAAGGATCAACCATGATGTCCAGGCCACTCCAGAAACCGATCAGGATGTCGCTGAAGTTAGCGAACACCGCAGTGTTGTTCGGCATGGAGTTCGACACGTAAGCCGAGTAACCGTTGATGGTGTTGTTGGCTTCGTAGATGAAGTTGGCGTTGGTGCCGGTAGCCGACTTCTCGGTGGTCTTCAGAGTTCCACGCAGGGAGGAATTCATCATGTAACCGAGAGTGCCCAACAGGGCGTTGTCGGTGCTCAGAGCGGCCTCAGCGTTCACATAATCAGCGAACGTGGTGTAACCGGACTCGGTGTTGATGCCGGTCACGTTGAGGAAGCCCAGCGGGTAAGAACCAGTGCCGGTACCGTTGATGGCCTGATTCTCAACCTCGATAGCAATCTGCTGAGCCAGGTCACGACGAACGAGGTTCTCGATGTCAATGCTGGACTGCAGAAGCAGACGGCGGCTGTAATCAGTCAGAGCACCAATGGTGCGGGGCTGCATCGTCACCTGATCAACGCTGAGCTGGGATTCATTGATCGAACCCGACTCAGCAACGTGATACACAGTGGCGCCACCCGATTGACGGGGCAGAGCAACCATGCCTTGCAGACCGGTCATGATGGTCGCACCAGCGCTTTGCAGCACCAGAGCTTTGCGCAGCAGGTCGATGAAGCTGTCGCTCATCAGATCAGTGGCAACCAGATCACCACCACCCGAAGCCGACCCAACGGTCAGGTCACGGCGGCCATAACCCAGCACATCGGCAGGGATCAGGATGCCACGAGCTTCCTTGCCACTCTTCTCTTGAGCAGCACGGCTGACTTCCATTTCAAAACCAGCAGCCTTTTGGGCTTCCTGGCTGTTGGGATGGGCCAGAGCGTTGATGGCACGGATGAAGGAGAAGTTGCGGCGCTCCTTGTCAGACATGCCGATTTCGGCGTCCTTAGGATTCACAGGCTTCTCTTGAACACCCATCTTCTCCAGAAGGGCAGAGCGCAGCTCGTCAAGGCTACGGGAGTTTGCGATAAACTCTTGAGCCATTTCAATGTTCTTGGTGCGTTGACCAAGGGCGATCATGTCGGCCACTTCCTTAGCCTTGGCCTGAGCGGCCTCAGCGCGGATGGCCTCAAGATTGAGGGGTTGATCCACGGTTGTAACTCCGTTTGTAGTTTGTTTAACGGCTGAGGCCGTCTCGACGCTCTCATTATGGGAGAAAGCGCGTCCTATGCCCACTGAATTGTCAGCAGGCACGGTAACCAGACTAATCTCAAATGGCTCATAGCTGGTTGCCCGATAAGTCACTGGGGATGTGGACTCATCGGTTTCCATGGAATTGATCTTGTAACCGAAGCTGACGTTACGGATGATTCCGTCCTTGATGAGATCTTGCATTTCACGGCCAAGCTCGTTGTTGGCGATCTTCACTCGTGCATATGCACGCTTGTTTTTGATGTACGCCTTCTGTACAACGCCAACGATCTTGTCAGGATCATGCTGATACAACAGCGGCGCACCATCGTTCAGGCGGCGAAGATCCATCGACTTATCATCCATCGACAGCACTTCCATGCCGTAGTAACGCTCGACAGGAGCCTCGCTGGCAAAGGGAAACTCAAGCGTGCGCTCTTCACCTTCAGAGCGGAATTCAGTCGCGAGTGAACGCTTCAGTGTTTCGCCTTCAAAGAAACGCAGTGCAGAAATTTTGCGCAGCTCAGAGAACTTGTGACCGACCAGTGTTTCGGTCTCTTTGTAGTCACCGTCGTCGTTTTTGCGGTACACGCGAATCAATGCAGCGGGATCTTCTTCAGATGCATTAATACTAAACGAAGAATCTGGAACACCAAGTACACCTTCACGCATTACATGCTCCACCTTGCCGCGTGCGGTGCCACCACTTGAATCCCATTCCACGAAATCGCCAACTTTAACTGCATCGGGAGCAGCGCGTTCTTGGCTGCGTTCGCCAGTGGCTTCCTCGAACTCGATTGGGCTGTAATCGTGATCGCTTAACCATTCACGGGCTTCAGCGGGCGTAAAACGATCAGCGTCAAAACGAATCGCTTGCAGTTCAGTAGTTTCATCTTTGATGCCGTAGATCGCGTCGATGCCAGCGCCAAATTCATCATTGACACGGCGGATGCGATCGTATTGATCAGGATCGGTTAGACGAGCAGCATGCTCATTTGGGTAAGGACGACCGTCAACGATCGGTTCCATGGCACGCTCCTTTGCTTTTTTGATGGCTTTGGATTTCATGTTGCTCCAGGTTTGCCCTGAATCGCCACCCCATGCCGCCCATGCTACGCGACCTGGTGAGGGATAGTCACTGCTATCAGGGCGAAACCCTTTGCCTTGCTTGTCAACTTCATGCCGCGCAAACCAGGCCGACATCGTGATGACAGTGTCAGGACTCAGCTCGTCACCTGACAGAATCTGCCCTGCACGTGTTGCGGCATCATCTGTACCACCGGGGCGTCCTTCTTTTTTCCATGCGCGATAACGACGCGCTTCAGCCTTCATGCCTTCAGTTGGCATCAGGTCAATCGTCTTGTCACCAACCTTGGCCATCAGTCAATGCCCTCAAGTTCAGGTTCTTCCTCATGTTCTACCGGATGTTCGGTAGGAGGAACAGGAACAGGCTGCGAAACGCCGTTGTTTGAGACCTGAGAGGGATCGGTGTCGAGCACAATGCCAAGCTCATCAGCGACTGCCAGTTCATGCTGCCGTTGACGCATCTGATCCTCGAAGTCACCGCCATGCAGCGCGATCACTTGTGACAGTGTCATGACACCACTACGGATCAGGTCCTTGTACGCAGCAGCTTCTTTTTGCGGGTCAACAAACTGTGCAGCAGGAGCAATCCACTTGGCTTCTTCGTAGCGATCAGGGTTGCTGTCGTAGTTCGGCAGATCCAGAACGCCAGCCATGACGGCCATTTCAAGCCAGCGCTCGTACACCTCTTCGCACAGTGATTCGATCACGTACTGCTGAAGTGTTTTGTAATGAGTTCTTGTTTCGAGCAATTCCAGTCGTGAAGAGCTGTAGTTGCTTTGAGAGAAATCGCTTGAGACTTGCGTGTAACTACAACCAACCCCAGCAGCGACAGCTCGCAGCATTTGCTGCACAAAAGGAGTAAACGCATCATCCGGCCGATTGGGCGTAAAGAATTGCATTTCTTCCCCTGGGGCCAAACGCCTAATGCTTCCGGGTGAGAAATCGAGCACTGAGTCTTGGTCAAAGGTGCCATCCTCAAAAAGCTCCTGATCAGGGGTCTTGACAAACGCCATCATCGACGAGCTGGCACGTGCTGCAACAATTTCAGCTTCCTCGTACCCGCTCAGGTTGCGCAGGCGCATGATCGCTGATGCAAATGCACTGACTCCACGTGTCTGCCCTGGGCGCTCGATCAGGTACAGGTGAAGGACGTCATCAGCGGGGATCCTAATGCGACGTTTGGCAGCCTTCTGGGCGTATGAGAACTGATAGTCGCCTGGGTGATAGTCAAAGAAGTGATACGCAACGGGCCTGCCCCACCTGTCAATTTCAATGCCCATCCGCACTTCGTTGCCATTCTTTTCAATGGCGTTGTAGTCGTCGTCGAGCAGATCAGATTCAATAATCTCGATGCCCAGTGGGACGCGGCTATTGCCAAACGGTTGACGGACAAGGCGCACAAACACCTCGCCAGACTCAAGCATCGACGTGATGCAGAGGCGTTGAATGTCGTACCAGCTCAGCTTGCCAGCCGTGTGACAGCGCTTTGCGGAAGTCCAGCGATCCCACTCTTCCTCGATGCGGCGATTAATGTCATCAGCCAGGCGACCACCACGCTGCATGCGCACCTGGGCTTGCATCCTGATGCCAGTGCCGACGACGTTATTGCGTACAGCTCTCAGGGCAGCCTTGGCAAAATCCGAATCACGCACCAGTTGCCGAGCGCGATTGCGCAGCATCCTGATACTGCCTCTGATCTCGCTGTCAGCAGAAGTGGCTTGACTGATCCAGTCAGATGTCAGCCTGTTGTTCTGCGCAGCGGCATAAGCACGCTTGAAGTAAGCATTCTTCTGTTGCGCTTCTTCAAGTTGCTGACGCAACGCGTGGGTACGCCCGATACCGAAGATTGCCATTACTTGAACCTCACTTTGGCGAGGCCAGGGTTACCAAGGCCCTGACGTATTTTTTCAGCTTTGCGCTCCATCGCAATTTCGCTCTTGAGGTCATCACGAAGTTGAAGCAGCTCAGCCATTTTGTAACGCCTCAGGCTACGCCCACCAATCTGATACTCCTGCACCATGCCACCCTGGGCCAGCGTGCGTATTGCTGTCTCAACGTAAGACAGGTCAATCTCAGCGCGAGACCGATCGTCAAATGCGCCGGGTGAGCCTGCATATTTGGCTGACGCCTTGACAGTGAACTGACCACGCCCTGCCGTGTATTGCTGTGTGCTGTAGGTCGCAATTGCCTGCCAGGTCCACAAGCCTGCATCAAAGCCTGTTGTCGTGGCCGCAGGGATCGTTATGCGCCAGCCAGTGCCCTCAGTAGTGCCAACAACAGTCGCGCCTTCATTTGCAGTATTCGTCCGTGCGTACCACGTGAGGGTGAAGGTGCCACTGTCGATGTTCGTGCCGATTGCGTCTTTGAACGCAGGCACGTCAAACACAACTGTGTCGCCCGCGTAAATCAGATTTGGGACAAGGATGCTCACCAGCTCGTCACGAATGAGGAATTTCGTCGTTGCAACCGGCGTTGCGGCGGGCGATATGGGGATTCTATCGGCTTATCCACCGATACGTCACCAGTATTGTCTGCTTTCGATGGCTTGCCAATAGTCCGCTGAAACTGCTCGAATATCGTGTTCCTGTTGAAGCGCATGTAAAGAAAATGTAACGCTGCATAGCTGTATACGAAGCAGTCCAGCGCCTCGTTGCGATCGCCCGCCTTCTTCTTCCATTCGCGAATGGCGAAACCCTTGACGTAGCGCACAACCTGTCGTTCTGACGTGATTTGCTTGAAGTACTCCTGCCCTGCCTCGGCATGGAAGTGAATAAATCCTGCGCCTGGCTCGTTGTGCTTCATCCGGCCAAACAGGGTGCTCTTGATCGTGTCAACGCCAACAGGAAACACCTCGGCCGAATTCTTCAGCACCTGCCCCTTGTAGTTGATGTCAACCTTTGACGGCTTGCCAATTGGCGGTTTGTTCCTGACCGATTGACCCTTCAACGCAAAAACACCTTTGCCCTTGCGGCTTCGAGCATACGCATACACTTCTGAGGTGTAGTGGCCGCCAGAGTCGCAACCAATAGCAGACACCTTGACTCTTCCGCCATCTGCATGTGGATAGTCCCTAAATACGAGGTCATCAACTTGACTCCACAACTTTTCACCTGCTGGATCGCCGTAAATCTCGGTGTGCCCAATCAGCCAACACTCCTCACCAGCGCCCCATGCATACAACCCAACGGCAACGCGGTTGTCCTGCACGTCAACACCAGCCGTGAGTATGACCGCCCCCTTCGGCAGCTCACCAGCGGGGTAAAACTCAGCTCGTTCAGACAAGCTGTCAGCACCAAGCTTTGCTCCTGTCTCCTCTTCCCAGGTCTCGCCCAAGATCGTATTAACGAACGTCTTCAACAGGGGCGCGTCGTTCTTCGCACGTAAAAATTCACCAACAATTTCTTCCCAGCTTTTCCAGCCCAGTGGCGAGTACAGAGACGACAGGTGAAATCCAATCGTTCTTTGATCTTGACTATCTGCCATCGCACGCCACTCACCCTTGCGCAGCATCTCGCTTTTGTAATACTCCTGAATGTGCGTGCCACAGCTCTCGCACACATACGCAACAGTCTTGGGGTCGCCGTCACGCCACTGCAGATTCTTCCACTGCAGCCACTGCATGTGATCGCAATGCGGACAGGGGACGAAATAACGCCGCTGATCTGATGCGAGATATTCAGCCTCGATGCGGCTCGTATCCTTGACGGTCGGGGTTGACGTCAGGATGATCTTCCGCCTGCTGAACGTTGACGCACGACGCTCCGCCAATGCGCAAGGGTCTCCCTCGCCGTCCACATCATTTGGGAAAGCATCAACCTCATCAAGAAGTACCCAACGGCAAGGAGCAGAACGCAAGCCCGTAGCTGAATTCGCCCCGGTAAGGAGGAGGATTCCGCCTGGAAATTCTTTTGAAAACATCGTGTTGCCTGAATCGCGGCTTCGAGCCGGAGCGACCTTCTCTGCCAGACACGGTGTCTCATGAATCAAAGAGTCAAGACGTTGTTTGCTCAATCTTTTAGCCATCTCGATCGTAGGTTGCACAAAAAGTGCTGGGCCAGGAGCATGGGCAATCATGTACCCAACAACGTTGTTGATCGCTTCTGTCTTGCCAAGCTGCGCACCAGCCATGAACACCACCTTCTGCACAGGAGAGCTGGCGGACATGGAGTCCATGATTTCTTTTAGGTACGGCGTCCGGTCTGTGCGCCAGGGGCCGGGTTCAGCACTCGCCTTGTTGGACAGCATCCTGTACATGTCAGCCCACTGACTCACGGTCAAGTCAGGATCAGGCTTCAGGCCGTCACGGAACGCATGCCTATAGATCAGGGCACCATCACGCATCGGTCAAGGTCTCCAAAGCCCTGCGGATCTCGCTGGTCAACGTCTGGTGGATGACGACCGGGTCAGACTCAGCAGCCAACTGATTGCTGACACGATCAGGAATATTCCCCAAAGCATCACGTACAGCACGAGCAGAAGTGAAAGCCTCACGCTGCACACGAGAAACCTCCACAAGCTGATCTTCTTTGACTTCGAGGTCCAGTCGAGCCAGTTCGGCACGGAAATGCTCAGACTTCGCACGGCTTTCATTAAAGGTCGGGATCTCAAGTTCAGAGGATGTCTTACGCGTGGGACTCGTTGAGACAAGCGGGTTGCCTTCGGTGTACGCCTTGACCGCTGCTTCCTTGTCCCATTCGATCTTGTTGCGGACAACCATGAAGCAACCGTCAAAACGGCCCTGGCTCTTCATTTGGCTGATGCGAGCCTGCGTGATACCAAGCTCCTCGGCCAGCTCTTTGGTGTTGCAGACGGTCATAGACGCAATTTAAGGCAGGTAGGGCGGTTTTAAGCGAAATAGTGGCATGAAAGCTTTTTTTGGCATATAATTGTCGGCTTTTTCATTTTTGGGGTCTCAAAGTGAGACAAACTTGAGAATGCTGCGAGACGCATAGTTCTGACGCTAGCGATAGAAGGGGGTTGGAAATTA